TTTTTTTTAGTATTTATAAATATTTGTTCTATAATATGATCAATAATCTTTAAAGCATCATCTGATTTTTCAGGAAAAACAATATCTCTTTTTAGTTCTTCCAAACTTATTACCTTATAGGCTCTTTATCCTATAATTCTAATATTTTATCATCATATTAGTTTAGACTATGTCTTTATCTTTTTTCCATATAAAACCACCCGCGGTTTTACATTTTTTACCAATTATACTTTGACCTATATCTTGTCGTTGAATCCCTGTAATCCTACTTGCTTCAGACATACTATAATAATTTGCTATTAAATTATTATTTAAATCATATTTTGAAACAGGATTACTCCATTTTTTTACAATTTCAATAGGTCTCTTTTTATTTTTATAAAGTTTTGATAATTTATTACGATTTTCAATAGATGTATTTTTATTAAATCTACTAAGAGATTGTTTAATAATATTATATCCATTTTCATAAATCATTGATTTATATAACTCCATATATTTTATTTCTAATTTTTCACATTCTTCAGGTTTACATATTTCTAAAATTTCAAATTCAAACGTATCAATACCATACTTATTTACGCTATTTTGTAAATAAATATTATGATGTTTATTTTCTTTTAATTTTTTATAATGTGAATTAAACCTAACATAAAAACCTTTTCTTTTCTTATTTTTATTTTTATAAGCAGAAGCCATTCCTATATATGATTTTTTAGATATTTTAGAATATATTCTATATATTCCATTTAAGTATAATTCCGAATCTGTATTTTTTGTTGTCATATTAGATATTTATTTACATAAATATACAACAAAATTATTACAAATCCAAATAAATTGGTATTTATTTTAAGATATTCTGCGCTCGTGGGTTTTTACCATCCGTTCTGGATTCCATAACCTAGTCGTTGCACCTTTTATTTATTCCTAAATAACTTGGCTCAAAGTTGCCCATTTAATTGAAGGGATTCTTTGAATTCACAGAAAGTTTATCTTGCTATCACTAGCAAGAGCCCCAAAGTTTAGGGTGAAATTGTACTCCATAAATATTATCCATAAACTTAGCAATTTCAATATTTTTTTCAGATCTACATCTAGCAATAATTTCAATATTACTATTTTCAGAAACATGAAAACATCCTTGATGATGTAATGAATTAGTTTTTATGTTTTGTTTATTTCCTTTAAAATCATTTAACACACCTCTTTCAAAATCTAAAAAATCAATTAATTCACTTCTATTTTTAGTAGAATAATTAAATTGATAATCTTGAATAAGTTTTAAACCAAAATATGCACATAATTGTTGGAAACCTAAACAAATACCAAATATTCCTGTACCATTAAAAATATATTTTTGTAGATTGTTATCCATAAAATATTGTTTAAATACATCAGTATTACTTGTAAAATAACCTGGAACTTCATTATATGATAATGGATTAATATCTAATCCACCAGGTAATACAACTAAATCTAAATCTTCTATAATATCTTCACTAGGTGATAGTATTTGTATATCACCATAGTAATTTAAAAAATTTAAATATGATTTACCTACACCAAAACTATTTTCTCCCGTAGAATAGCCTACAATTCCTATTTTTTTTCTTTTATTCATAATTTTTAGATTTATTATTAAAAAATTAATACCATATAAGACTCGTCAGCCTTTATAACATTGATAATATATCATCTTACAATAACATTTCTTCATCAACAAATATTATTTGTATGTTATATATGGTATTAATTAATATTGTACATAGGGAGCAGTCGATTACCCCTCTATGTGTATTTATCTATTACTCACTTAACTTTCATAGAAATGAATATTATTTATTTTCATACTCTTTAGATGACAGTAGAATTAAAAATATTCAAAAATAAACAATGCCATTAAATATTTGTAGAATATAATTCTTTTGGAATATATTTACGTTTATATCCTGTATTTTCTTTATTAGGTAATATTATAAATAATTTACCTTTATCTGTACTATAAACAGGATATTCTACATCTTTATATGTAGCTTTACTTTCAGTAGGAACAGATTTTAATAATAACTGTTCTTTTGTTTTAGGTATTTTAACATCTAAGTTAAAAGACTTAACAATATTTACAACATCTTTTGTTGTAACTGATATAGTGGAATTAATTCCTGGAATTTTAGTTTTAATATTTTGACTAAAACTCATTGTAGTTGTTAATATAATTATTAACAATGTTGATAAAAATTTAATTGACTTCATATTTATTGATTTTAATTGTTATTGTTTATCTAAATATTTTTCTAAAATACTTAAACCTGCTATTATACCAAATACTGCTAATAATATAGCAATAAGACAAAATGTAAAAATTAGGACTATCATGGTCTATTTTTTTTATTATTAAACTCAATAAATAAAGTATCTTTTGTAATATTTAATTTAGCACTTAATGTATCATTAGGTGTAATTGCTTCACATTCTTCAGGTAATAATATAATTATATCAGGTTTAACTTGAATTGAATGTTTTTGATTAACTAGGTCTTTGCTTAATATTTCAAATTTTCTTACATTAGATCTTTCAATTTCATAACTAAAATCATATTGTTTGGATATTAAATTTCCTGCATTTCTATAATCAAATCCAACTTCTAATTTATTATAAAAAGTTACATGTTCAATGTCTCCATTAAAATAAGTAATTTTAACTTTATAATCATAATAACTTTGTTTTAGATTTTTTTCTGATTTAGCACATGATGATAATGCTAATATAATTGCTGCTATTATAGCAACAATAATATATAGTTTTAATATCTTATTACTTGTATTACGTTCATATATATGAGACTTAATATAATCTTCATGATATGATATATTCTGATGTGTGTGTGATTGTAATTTGTTATATCCTGTAAATATATTAGGATGATTTTCTAATTTGTCTGTATTCATAATTTTGTTATTTAAAGATTAATTTGTTTTAAAAATAACTTACTTCTGGATCTTTACCAGCCTTCTAATTATACATGTAACTTCCAAGTTAATGGTCAGAAACGAGTTTTGGTACTTTGTAAGTTATTAATAAATGATAAAAATTTGTACCATATAAGAGAATCGAACTCTTGTACCTATTATTTCAGTACTATAAACCTATAATATGGTAGTTAAAAAATTATATAGAATATTTTTATAATGATTTTATGAATATTAATGATTGATTACCATTTAATAATTCATTATTACCATGAATTACAATATTATTTTTTATTATTTTATATGTTGCTTGAAATTGACCTGTTGTATTAATAGTTATTTTGATTTTACTACCTGCAGGAAAAGAATATTCAATCATTTTATTTTGTTGTATGTCGTAAAACGGTTTATATAACAATGAATAATTTTGATTATCAAAAACTTCTATTAACAAGAAATTTATATCTTCGTTTTTATTTAGAAATATAAATTTATAATCTGCAGAAATGTTTATTGGTTCATCTTCATTATTATTACAAGATATAGTAAATAATGATAGTATTATTAAGTATTGAATTATTTTCATGATTTTTAATTGTTGTGTATTAATAAAAAAAAATAATGGACTATTAAATTAATAACAGTCCATTATACAACTAAACCTCTCTTTAAAATTATGTCACAAATTTATCTTTATCATTATTATTAATAGATTCTAAACCTACCATAATACAATATATCATATTTCCAATACTTAAACTCGAAAGTAATAAATATTGGAAACAACTTGATTTAATTGGGATATATTCCCCAAGTGAGAATGTGTTTGTGATAAATAATATTGAGAATATAAAGTAAACTACATATGCTTTTGTTTTCATATTAATTTAATTTTCTTTCCAATATAGAATTGTTAATACTATATGAAGTTCATTTAAGCTACGATTAGTAATATTAATAGACCAAACATCTTTAGGTTTTACTTCATAACCTACTTCTTCTTTCATTTTAGAAGGTAATTCTTCAAATGAATTACAATAAAATGAGAATACTGTTATTTGTTTTGATGGATTCGACATAGTGATTAATTTTGAGAGTTATTTTCTATTGTTTCACCACATAAAAAACTTGCAAATATTAAGTTTAAAAAACCAATAATAAATGTAGTCATGTATGTAGTTGTGTCTGTAATTTCATTTTTTGGATCATTAATTGATATAAACGCGATTGAAATGAATAATATTACAGATAGTATTAGGTATAATTTGTGGTTATTTTGAGACATTTGTTTAGATTTAAATTGTTATAATAATTAGTTAAATAGTTAATTTTATGGATGTTTGGATATGGATTATATAGTGTTTTGTTGATTATCAACTACTTACACCATTTAAAACATTAAAAAAGACTCTATTTACTATACTTCAATAGAGTCTTAATGATTAATTAAAATCATATTCTAATACATCTACAATATCAGCACATAAAGAGCCGTCAGGTAGAATGTATAATACATTATCTTTCATAATTTAGAGATTAGAGAGTTATTAAAAAAACTTATATTGAGAATTGAATATATTATAGAACATTAATAATTAGATTATCCAATTTAATATTCTATATAAATACTATTAATACATTACACATAATACTTTTTATCACGTGTAAAAGATTCACGTTTATTAAGTATTCTAAGACGTTCTGTAATTAATCGTTGTATCATTAAAGCTGTTGATTTATCAGTTGTGTTTATAAATTGTTGAATAGATTCATTAGACATATGTTATGTATTTAGAAAATTAATATTTACATATACTATACTATATATTTAATGACGTATTGTTACATTCAATTTACACATAGTAGGAACATAAAAAAACACTGTGCTGTTACACACAGTGTTTGTACTCCAATGGAGTTAAGCTGGTAAAGACTCTGTATTAGCAACAGTAGTTTTAGCAACTATAAATTGACGATGTCTTGCGACAGCATCATTTGCAGGACACAATGCCACTTTGCTGTAACGATCAAGTTCAACACCTGTAGAAGGGTTGATGTCTTTTGTTTGACCAGCATAAAATGGAACATCACTAAACACACGAATTGGTGCAACAATACCAGAAGCAATTGCTTTTATATATTGTTCAGCTAGAGACTTAGCACGCTCCAATGAATTTGCTTTAATGAAGTAATTGAATTTTTCGTCTGCTCTAGCAAAGCCAGTTTCCAAATCTAAATCACCCTCTTTTTCAATACTAATAGCTACAGAGTGAATAGTTTCACCGTTTGAAGCGTTAGTTTTTTCCCAAGAAGATACACCATTTTTGTCTACGAATAATTTTACATTTGTTTTCATAATAATTACGATTTAAACATTTTAAATAATTATGAGTTTTGATTACGTGTTTCTCTCATTACCACACGGGGTGTTATCCCAAAACTCAAAACGGGTGGGATGATTTTCTGGTATAACCAACCCATATCTACATTCTAATAATTTTTAAAATTTAAAAAAAATTTTTATTTTAGATTCTAATTGTTATAATATGCAATAACCAATAATCATCTAAAAAATATATTCAATTTTATTTGCTTTTTAAATTAAAATGTATTATATTTGTATCAAGTTAAATGTGAGGTAGAGCAGATGGTAGCTTATAAGGCTCATAATCTTATGGTCGTTGGTTCGAGTCCAACCCTCGCAACAAGTTAAAAGAATAAAAGATAAAATAGTTTAACTGTATAAAAGATCAACCTACAATCATCCTTTAGTAAGATAGATATAGGTGTCTGAGGGTAATGTTAAACAAGTTGAATACAGGTAGTCCCAATAAGATTATAACATTCATTCTGAGATCATCCTGAAATAGGGAACGCCAGATAAGGAGCGTAAAGTACGAAGGTCTCTAGCCACTCTGAAAAGAGCATACTGTTTGAATCAAAGTCTTAACAAATGTACCACATGAGAAATCAGTAGAAATCTCAGAAGGGACTACTATATCTGTAACTTAATACAATTATATATTAGAATGAGAAAGTTATGTTAGATAAACAATGGGAAATCAAGTTATTAAAATATAAAAACAAACAAATGAATTTAAGTGATATAACATTAAAGAATATTAAATCATATATTGAAGGTAATATTATTACAATCGCAAATCAATTAGAATTAGCATCACCTCATATAAAAGAACAAATTTTATTTAGAAGTTATATGTGTAGGGATTGTTATAAAGAAGGTCATGCGATTAAAGGTCCTAAACATTGTAAAGAATGTGGGTGTGCTTTACCAGGTAAATGGGGTTCAACAAGAAGTTGTAATGAAGGTAAACGATTTCCTGATTTAATGAATAGACAAGATTGGGAAAAATATAAACAAACAATAGATTGGCAGACAATAAATAATGACATATCTTTATTATAAAAACATATAGAAAGTAATGATAACCATAAGAGTACATATAAAGAATATTAAAAATATAGTAGAAGAACTCGAACAATGTAATAACTATAGTCCTTTTCCTTTATATGATACCGAAGATATAATTAATTTAAAAAAATATAAAGATTCTGATAAAGAATTCGTAACAATTAAAGAATGTAACTTCTTTGAGAATACTGTTGAATTTATTAGAAGGTATAATAGAAAATGAATAAAAAAATTGTTTTAAAGGGAGATCTAAGACAATTAATGTATTACTGGATAGAAATAATATCGCCATTTAATAAATTAGATCCAACAGAAAGAAAGGTAACAGCTGAGTTACTATATCATTACTTCATGTTTAAACAACAAATAAATGATGAAGGACTTATATGGAAGAATGTATTTGATTATGATACTAGAATTAAAATAAGAGAAGCTCTTATATCGAAGAAGGGTAACGAAATGAGTGGTGTAATTTTAAATCAACAATTATTAAGTTTAAGAAAGAAAGGGGTTATTAAGAGTAATCAAATTACAGCAGGATACATTCCACCATTTAGAGACGGAGAAGGTTTTAATATAACATATAAATTTGATTATGTTGACAAATTATCCAGTTGATTTTAGTAATGAAGTAAATGAGCTTGCAAAAGAATTAAATATTCCATTTGAACAAGTATATGAGATATGGGAATCACAATTTAATTTTATTAAAGAAAAAAACAAGAAAATAAATTTAAAAGACATATCAAATGAAGATTTTGATAATTATAAATTAAACTATAATTTAAAGTATATTGGAATATTAAATGTTAATAAAGAATTTCATAATAAAATAATTAAGAAGTATGAAAAGTACTTACCAATTTAAATGTTCTAATAACAATACACTATCTCTAACAGGAGGTAATAAAATAGAAACAATAGAAATTAAAAGAGATGTAGATCAAGAAATAATAAAAATTAAATATTCTGATTTACAAAAAGCAATAAATGAATTTTATATCAATTTAAATAAATAAAAATGGGAGATTTTGCACAAGAAGTAGATTGTATTGAAGTAGAAAACTATTCAGAAGTAGTAGTATCTAAAGTTAATTTTAAACCTAAGATAGGTGAGATTGTAGTAACAGCTAACTTAGAGAAGTTCGATACAAGTTTGATTCTACCAAAAGATTTTAAACCAAGTATTTTAACAGTACAACAAGTATTAGCAACAGGTGAACACACTGATGTAAATGTAGGAGATTGGATCTTGATTGAAGTTAAGAAGTTTATTAAACATGTTAAAACTAAGTCTACAATTAGAGCTGGTATTGGTGGAGAAGATATGATTACAGAACAATTAGTATTACCATTCTTTACTATACCTGGAGATGAACAAGTGTATCTGAAACTAAATGGTAGAGATATTGAAGGAGTTATTCCTGATGTAAGTAAAATCTTTGTAGAAGGAGATTCCTTCACTACAATGTCTGAGTTTAATGAATATATGTTAAAAAATTCAAAAGAAATGAATGATGTTTGGAAAGAAAATAAAGTAAATAAAGAATCTAAACTTATTGTAGAAAGATAATTATGAATATTAATACTGAATTTAATATACAAGATCTTGTATATATGAAAACAGACTCTAATCAAAAATTAGGTCAAGTAACAGGAATGTTTTATGATGGTTATTGTATTAAATATGAAGTAACAGTTGATGATTTAAGATATATGTGTTATGATTATCAAATAACAACTGATAAAAATTTTTTACTGTAAATGAAATTATTTGAGATAAGGGATTATAATCTGTACGTTTCAGAAGAAGCGTACGGATTATTACCATTTAAAACACTTATTAAGAAAGATAAGAACCGAAATAAAGAACTAGCATTAAAAGAGTTACTTTTTATATATTTCTATTGCGATTTACGATCTGATTACCAAGCTATACTCGATCTAGATGAACGTGAAATTGAAATTAAAAAAGATATTGGATTATCAGATACTTGGAGAAAGTCTAAAGATCTATTATACGCTATTGATTTTTATAAATCAAGAAGTAAAACTATATCATCTATCATATTAGAAGATACTCTTGCTTCAGCAGTTAAGGTATCCTCTCAAATGAGATATCTTGCAGAATCGTCCACTTTAACTCCTGCAGATGCTCAAAAGATTTCTATAATACTCAAAGATGTTCCTAATACAATTAGAGCTGTACAACAAGCACAGAAAGAAGTTATTAAGGAATTAGAAAATAATGTAAGTAAAAAAGGAAATCAAGAATTCAATTTATTTGAAGAAGGTTTAAGTTTTGAATAATGAATTTAGAAAAATTAAATAAATACCAAACACCTGTTACAGAAGATCTAAAAAAAGAAGTTGGTGACAAAGTATATACACAACTCATGGACTTTATAACAGGTGTTACTTTTATACAAACCCTTATTTCAGATGAATCTATTAGAGGGTTTGCTAAAGATAGACCTAAACATCCAGATTTTAAAGATGGTCGAATATTGGTAGATTTAACAAGACCTCATATATTAGAAAATATGGAGTTTTTTAGAGAACGAGCTATATTCTTTCAAAAAAATGGTAAATATACCAATATAACACCTAATAAGAATCCTAAAAGTGAATATGCGGAGTTTTGGAAAGAAGAACTTAGAAGATGGAAGTATGGTTTAGTTAGACCTTCTGATGGTGAATGGATTTCAGGTGATTATTATTTCTATTTAAATTATAGCCCTATTGGACTAATTAAGAAAGTAGAACAAACTAAAAAAGGTAGAATTCGTTCTGAGCGTATAAGAGATTTTGCAAAACCTTGGTTAGGCGATTATTTATTTTATCATTACATGGAGCAAGCAAAACATCTTGGACAACATGGTAAGTTATTGAAATCCAGAGGTGTTGGTTTTAGTTTTAAAATGGCAAGTATGTCTCCTCGTAATATGTATGTTTTACCAGGATCCGAAAATCCTAATTTCCATTTAGCATCTTTAAATTCTTACTTAGATGGAGATAAAGGGATTTGGGGTAAAGTAATTGATACACTTGATTGGATAGGAATGCACACACCTCTACCTAAGGTGAGACTTGCAAATAGAACGGCTGATAAACATATTCAATTAGGTTTTCAAAATGAATATGGTATTAGACGGGGTTTATTATCTTCTGTGTATGGTATATCATTAGAAAATAATAAAGAAAAAGCAAGAGGTGTACGTGGTCCACTAATTCACTATGAAGAAGACGGTTTATTTCCAGATTTATTAAAGGCTTGGAATGTAAATAGACGAGCTGTTGAAGCTGGTGAAACATCCTTTGGTTTTCAACTTGCAGGTGGTACAGGAGGTACTACTGGTGCTGGTTTCGAAGGTTCTAAAACACTATTTTACAAACCAGACGGATATAACGTATTTTCAATTCCTAATGTATTTGATTTAAATATAAATGGTACTACAAATTGTGGATTTTTTTGGGGAGCATATTTGAATAGAGAAAATTGTTTTGATGAATTAACAGGTGAACCTGATGTAATTAAAGCAATGATTGAGATTCTAAATAATAGAAAAAAAGTTACTGATGCAACATCTGATCCAGCAACGATAGCTCAAACAAAAGCAGAAGAACCTATCACACCTGCCGAAGCAATTATGCGTACACAAGGTACTGTATTTCCAGTTTCAGATTTAGGTGAATATTTAAACACAATTGAACCCATATTAGAAAAGTTTGTATCAGGTCATTATATAGGTAATTTAGTTTACATGCCATCAGGTAAAGTGGAATGGAGACCTAATGATGAAATATCACCTATCAGAGTATTACCATCAGAAGTTGATATGCAAAATCGTTTAGGTGCTGTTGAAATATATGAGATGCCACGTACAGATGTATATAGTAATATACAAGCAGGTAGGTATATTGCAGGAATTGACCCTATTGATAATGATACAGGTTCATCTTTATTTTCTATTATGATAATGGATTTTATGACAGATCGTATTGTAGCAGAATATATAGGTAGATATCCTAAACCTGAAGATAATTATGAAATAGCGGTTAAACTTCTAAAGTTCTATAATGCTCAGGCGAATTATGAAACTAACTTAAAAGGATTGTTCGGTTATTTTAAGAATGCAAATGCAATTCAATATTTATGTGATACACCTGAAATATTGAAAGACATGAATTTAATTAAACCTCAAGCATCTACAAGTAAAGGAACTAGAGCAACTCCTCAAACTAATGCTTGGGGAAGGCAACTACAAGCGTCATGGATGATTAGTAGTGTAGATGAAAACGATAATGAAAGTAACTTAAAATTACACACATTGCGTTCAATTGGTTATATAAGAGAATGTATAAACTGGAATATTGATGGTAATTTTGATAGAGTATCTTCTGCAAATATGTTATTTATATTAAGAGAAGATAGATTAAGACAGATAGGATTAATTCAAGAAACAGATAAGAAAAAAATAGATAATTGGGTGAATCATAAATTCTTTAAGGAAAATTATGATTCTAAAATATTAGAAACAACATATGAGTAATAGTTACCAAATGCCTAGACAAAGGCTTCCATTTTCACAGAAAAATAAAGAATGGAGAAAACAAAATGTAGATCAAGCTGAACCATTTTCAATATATAATAGTGAAACAACTAGACAGACTCTTGAAAATAGATTATCTAATTTGCAGTTATATAATGGAAGATTAAATATAAAAGATTTACAAAGATGTTTAAATCCACAAGGAATTAATACTGAATTTGCTAAACAAGAAATACCTCATCATCCAATATTAGTTCCTAAAATAGATTTATTAGTAGGTGAAGAAATTAATAGAAAATTTGATTGGTTTGCAACAATAACTAATCCCGATGCAATCTCAATTAAAGAAGAAGAAAAAAAGAAAGTTATTGCTGAAAGATTAAATCAATTACTTTCTCAAAATTATGCAGAAGAAGAATTAGATAAAGAATATACAAAATTTACAAAATATTTAAAATATGAATGGCAAGATACAAGAGAACGAGCTGCCAATCATCTGTTAAAATATTATTGGGAAAAAGAAAACTTTTCTATGAAGTTTAACGAGTGCTTTAAAGATGTACTTATTTATGGAGAAGAAATAGTAATGTGTGATATAGAATCAAATGAACCTGTATTACGAAAATTAAATACTTTAAAAGTTTATACAGGTAGATCTGGTAATAGTTCACATGTTGAAGATAGTGATTTAATTATAATAGAAGATCACATGAGTCCTGGTAAAATTATTGATGAGTTTTGGGAAGAGCTTAAAGCAAAAGACATTGATAAGCTACATGAATATCTATCAGGTAAAGGAACTGAAAGTACTCATTCTGATGAAGAATTTAATGCAGCAATGTTAAGTAATCATGTAGTAGATTCTTATATAGACATGGCAAGTATTGATGGTTTTGAATTTTCTAATTCATATAGAGATAATAATGGAAATATTAGAGTTTTACGTGTATTATGGAGATCACAAAAGAAAATTGTACGTGTTAAATTTTATAATAATTTAGGTGAAACTGAATATAGGTTTGAATCTGAAGAATATATTGCAAATAAAGATATTGGTGAAGAATTAGAAGTATTTTGGGTTAATGAATTTTGGCAGGGTGTTAAAATAGATAAGGATATTTATTTAGCAATGAGACCTAGAAAAATACAATATAACAGTTTATCAAATCCTTCAAAATGTCATCCAGGGGTAGTTGGTGAAATATACAATAC